GGACTAATATCATGAATGATATTAGACAGTTCCTCGCGTACCCCGATGGCACTGTGTACCTGTCGGGTATTTGAAGGGACAGCCATTTACTTCTCCTATAAAAATTCCTCAAACAACTTAGCCGCGTCTCTAACGTGGCCTGTTTGTCTGAGTTGGTTACGTTTAGTTTTGAGTTCGTCCTTCTTTACTCTGGATTCCCCTTTTCCCGAACGAATGACCTTCGGTTTCCCTTTCAGCTTCTTGGCTTTGGGGTTAGCGTTCTGCATCTGGTCGTACAACATGGCCTTGCGTAAGACCAGAAATGAACGGTGGTCAACAAGAGAGTCGATTTCAGCTTCAGCGTAGCCAACGCCTTGTGCGTAAGATCTGAGTTCAGTTGCCAGTTGCCTCTGGGATTCTTGTTTACCCCATTCCGGTAGCGCAGCGATGAGTTTTGATTTCTCATCCTCGACTACCTTGGCCCACTTATGCTGATTCTCAGCCGCAGTTTGGTGTTGTGCTTGTTTAGCTTTGTCTTGGAGTTCCACGGCCCTTTCTTTGGCCTCCTGGTACTCCTGTCTCTTGGTAACGTACTCAAGGGGGTCTTCCACTCTCAAGCTATCCCAATCAATATCAAACTTCTTGATGTCTTGACTTTCGGCTAGTGTCTGCAAGTGTTGGACGTACTGTTGTCTTTCGCTCTGAATTTGCTGGAGTTGGGAGTTGTACTGCTCAGTTAAACCCTCCACCTCCTTTCGTTGTTCAGCGATAGACTGCGTTTTTTGGGTGTAGTCGCTTTGGCGTAAATAGCCTTTCCTGAGTTCGTCTGCGGTTAATTCCTGTCCATCAACTTCAAATAAGAATTCCGCTTCTTCCTCTTCGGTTTCTTCACCCGCTGAGTCCTCTTCGGTTTCCAGCTCTTCGCTTTCTTCCTCAGTTTCCTCTTCCGCTTCTAACGGTTCCGTTTCTGACGGTGCATCCTCGACTTCCGGGGGTTCTTCCGAGTCCATTAGTCCGAGAATTGCTTTTTGTGCTTCCGCAATTGTGCCTGTGGGTTCTGTTTGAGTGTCCACGTTTAGCTCCATGAAAAAGAGGGCCAAGCGGCCCTCCCCCTACATCCTTGTAGGTTGTTTTCTAAAATAGGATCTTGGATTCCTTTTGCGCTTTCGCCATCTGTCCACTACTGATAATGGATTCAAAATGGGTATGCAGCCGTGAAAGAACCTTCAACCCTAGCCACAAGGTTTCCCTTGATTCAACGTCTTGAATGGATGAGTGTTCCCATCCAATCAGGAATTCTTTTCGCAGAGTGTCGAACGCCTCCTTTACTAAGGGGTCTTCTAGGATGCGTTTAGCGTTTTCTGCTCTTTGCTCTTCGTTCATTCTTTGCCTTCCGGTAAGCAGCCTCTCCCTTTTTCGTGTAGGGGTAGTGGATAGTTTTCTTGCCCTTTTTAAGTTTCGGCATTAACCAATTCCTACCGGGCGACCTTGGGTTGCTTCCAGTTGTATCTCCGCTGACTTAAACACAGCGTCCTGTTGCATCTTCTGGGCTTCCAGTTGGAGTTTCTGTTGTTTGATCTGTGTCTCTGCAACCTTTACATCCAGTTCACCCTTTTTGAGTTGCATTTCGGCTTGGGCCATCTGTTCTTTCGCTCCAGCCTGTTGCTGTACCTTCTCCGGGTCAGTCAAGAAGGCATCCACATCTCTAAAGCCCATGTTCTTGACCATTTCCGCGCCAAGGTTATAAAGGTTCTTTTCATTTATGATTGAAAGACCACCTTTCATTGCTTGCGCGGCGAACTGCATGAGGGTAGACAGGTGCATGAGTTGTTGGTCACGGTTGCCATGCCCTAGTCCTACCGCTACGGTACAGTCCATCTTGTCTAGCCACATATCAGGACGGACAGGGATGAATTCGTTTCTGAGCATGATGATTCTTTCTTTGTCCTGATTCTTCTGGACAATCTCGTAGATCATGTTCATCAGGTCTTTCACGCCCGTTTCTGCAAAACAACGTGCGATAAGTTCCACCCTCTGTTGTGCAGCAGTCATGGTCTGTGACACGGCAGCAGCAGTAGTGTGGGAAGTAAGAGTTCCCTCGTTCAGACCTTGCGAGTATTTGGTCATTCCAGACCGTTCCTCGCGGATGGAATCGAGATATTTCAGAGTCTCAAACACATACGGCTGTAACGCAGGGGTCGGCAACGGGGTTATGGCATTTGGAACCTTAGTTCGTACTATCCCGCCCGGTCTGCTTGTGAGCAAATCATCCAGGTTCACTTGACCTTCCATGACTGCAAAACGTCCGTGGTTCTGCATATACATATTGTCAAGGAGGTTTCGCTGCAATGTACTCTTCATCAGTTGAAGATCCATTGTCAGGTCTGCCATAGACAAGCCAAAGAACTTGTGCGGTATCTTTATCGGCGTGAGCGTTGCAAAAGGCTTACGGTCTACCGGCTCTTGGTCAAGAATTATGTTACCAGCGGTAACGACTTTAATCAGTTCCGCTATACCATCATCATCCTGATCTGACTTCAGATAACTTTCGTACACCCAGACTTCGCGCAGGGCTTCTTCTGTAGCGTCACGGCCTAGCTGGTTGGAGTTGTCAAACTCAAATCGCGCAAGACGTTCAGCGGAATATTCGTGGTTATCTCCCCCCAATTCATCTGCGTCAAAGTCATACCCCATTTCTTTAAGCTCAGAAATGGTCTTGCGGGAACGGTGGCAGACAAAACGTGCATCCTCTATCGTCTTCGCTTCAGCAGATATTAAGAATTCTTCCGGCGGTACGTTCTCTATCCTTACTCTGCCGGTTACGACCTTGCGGGTAATTACAATGTCATGCGTAATCTCAAGGCCGTCCTCGTTCTCCGTATGTTCCAAAACCTCTACATTTTTGGGAGAGATAAGGGCTTCCAGTTCTAAGTCTGTCAGGTCGGTATAAGTTTCTCTATCCTGTTCATCAGCTTCATCCCACCAGCATTTTACAATTCCGTTCTTCTGTAGGAGAGCGTCAGTAAACCAGTTATAAAGAATTTCAAAACCCGGATTATCTTTGGTAAAGATATGGTTTACATAGTCAGAGGCTTGTTTCGCGTAAGGTACATCTTCCGGGCCTGTAGGATGGAATTCCACAATCCTGTCACCAGAGGCGAATACTCGCATGAGAGAGGGTTTTATCCACTCCACCGTATCTGCTACGGTACTGTCTACAATCTGACTTCTGCCTTCTACCTCGTTACCAAATGGCAGACCGTAGTAATACTCCATAGCGAGTCTGCGCTGGCTGGAGATTTCATCGTCATATCCGAGAGACTGTGTAATCTCAGCGTCTATTCTTGCTTTTAACTCATCCATACGGAGTTTCCGTTATCGGGCCGGGGTCAATCACGCCACCACCCACTATGTCGAAAATTGGATCTGAAAGAAGACCCCTAGAACCTGGCAACCCTTCGGAGAAGGATGCCGGGTCTGTCTCAGTCCAAGAAAACCCACTTGGATTCAAAAGTGAAAGTTGTTCTGGAGATGGAGTTGTCCAGTAGGCGCGATTATCCGTTTCGATCCCTGAGAAACGAGGGTCGATTGAAAAATAAGGACTGTCATAGTCAATACGATCTGGAGAAGAGTGGGGAAGTGTGTAATCTTCTGCATACCCTAAGTTCCAGATATGATCCGCTTCTGGACTGTAATACTTACTCGTTTTATCCAATATGTCGGAATAAAACGCGCCTGTGTTATCGTAATTTACGAAACTACCGGCCCTCATACTGGGGTCAGTGTAAATAGAATCCGAGGTAGCAATCCCATACGGGGTTTTTTCACCAGCGGTGTAAAGATCATCTGGATTTTCGTAAGGTGTTCCGGCTTGTGATAGCATCTTGTATTGTTCTGCTCGATCCTCTCCGTAATTCTTGAATACCCTATGGTACTCAGTCATCAATGCTGCTTTTTCGGGGCCATTCGGCAGTGCCGCTGCCTCCTCTAATAGAGATTGTTGCGCCCAATACGGATAACCCGTTTCCGGCAAATCGGGGAAAGCATTTTCTTCAAACAATCCTTTCATATCACGCAAGGCGTTTGACTGTGCGTTAAATACAGCCAAGTCATAGTATTGATTCGGTGTCCATCCCGGCTTTTCCCATCCGCTTACATAGGACTGTAAATCGCTCGGATTTAAAAGACCGCCTCCAAAATAGCGCATTGGCTGCACCCCAGTGAGCATTTCTCCGTAACTGTACGGGTTATAACTGGTACTCACCCCTGCGGTGGGTCGAGGATAGGTGTAAGGATCTTCGGGTTGTGTTGGCTCTGTTGGTTGTGTTGGTTCTGTTGGCTCTGTTGGTTGTGTAGGTTGTGTTGGTTCTTCTGGTGGTGGATCTTGCTGACCATCCGGGGGGTATTCAGTTCCCTTTAAAAACCCAGGCGTAATAGGACGGGGCCAGCCGGAAACACCAGCCATATATTCGTACCCGGATTCGGGCATGAATGATCTTGGGAGGAGTCCAGCGTAATACTCCTCTTCGTCCAGTATTCGTCCTTGGTTCATATTATTCCGAGTTGCGGGTACTTGAGTTCCCTATCCCATATTGGGTCTTTGCCTTCTGTTGCGAATCTCAGAGACATGACCGCGTATCTTGTAGATGACATAAGATCATCCCGCAGGGGAATTATCTTTCCGTCCTTTCTGTGGTACATACGAAATTCCTCCCACCAATCGGGGAGTGTGGAAAAGACTTTGAACTGTCCTTTCTCCATCCTCTGTATGATGTTCATAATTCCGGTTTCTACAGAGTTCCCCCCCTTTTTTTCTCCTAAAGCTGGAGGGTTTTCAAAATGAAACGGGAGTAAGTTGCAACCTAAACTCCGATACTGTTCCGCAAGGCCCGGATTGCCCATCGAGTCTTTTCTGTGACCATCGTGAGGCCATACGATATTCCACGGGCCTCTGGTGTTAATTGTTGCCGCATGAATATGTGGCGGGGCTTTGCTTTGTCGATAGGTGTCATATACATATACGCAGTCCTCATCTCTATCCCATGCCACCCAGACCACAGCGGTAGGATGATCCCAACCAAAATCTATAGCCGCGATACGGGGCCACTCTTCCGGTATGGGGAATGGCTCTACAATTAAATCAGCCTCATTCACCGGGAAAACAAGACCACTTCCTATACTTGGTCTGCCGTTCTTCCGCATCTCCCTTTCGTGGGGAGAATAAGCAGAGAGGATCTGGGTCATAATGTCTTCGTTCAGATGACCGCTATTTCCTCTTAACGTCTTTATCTTTTCAGACGCATCATCCCAAGTCGCATTGTCGAGAGATTGCCCCCTTTGTAGGTTGTTCATAAAAGAAGCAACCGTTTCGGTCATACCGTTCTCAGGGGTGAAGGTCATATACACCATTCCCCGTCTGTCTAAAGTACGGGTGACGGCTTGACTGTAGATCTCCCTGCTGGGTTCTTCGTCCAACCAAACTACGTCTACGCTACGGCCTTGCCATTTCTCCACGCCCATTTCATAAGCCTTGAAAAAGAGAGAGGAGTTATTTCCCGACTTATGTTTAACAAGTGCTACAGATTTGGCGTTGGGTACACCGGGCTTTCTTTCGGTCTTTACGATTAATTCTCTGGGGATAGCCCCGGAGCCGAAAGCCTCTGGATCGTCCGGGGAACCTAATAATTCTGCTTGTACGATATCTCTGGTGGTTTCGTTGGACACCCCACCTACCCAAGCTGTAATAGGACGTTTGTAAACTCTCCCTTTCCACCACTCAGGATATAAACCTGTAAGGTGGTAAGACATCTCCATAGCCCCACAATATGACTTGCCTATTCTGTTGGCAGCCATTAAAAGCCGTTGGTTGGCTAAATCCCCGGTTTCGTGGAATCTCTGTTGATAAGGGTAAGGGTCATACTCGTATAACTTCTCGTAGCGTTGCCTTTCCTTTATCTTTTTTGCTAGTTTTACGGCCTTGTTTACATCCGCGTGGTTCACTGTAGGGTGTGTCTGTCTCTTATACACATCTGACGCTGCCGACGATCTTACGCGTG